GTTTGCAAGAACAACATTTTTATCTTCAACAACCATTGTTGATGTATTAAGAGTTGTTGTATTGCCATTAACTGTTAAGTCTCCAGTAACAATAAGATTATTTCCAATTGTAACGTTTGAAGGAAGACCAATTGTAATAGCTCCAGTGTATGGACCTGAGCCTGTACCTGCTGTAATAGCAATTTCATTTGTTGTTCCAGCTATTGAAGTGACCAATGTTGTTGACTTATCGCTTATTTGCGATGATGCAACTGATATTGCGCTGTTTCCAGCTGCAGTTAAACGACCTTGGGCATCTACAGTAAATGTTCCAACAGTGCTTGCGTTTCCATAAGATCCAGCTGTAGCTGCTGTTGCATCAAGGTTTAAAGTTACTGTGTCTGTTGCACTTGCAACTGATGTAAGTCCAGTACCACCAGCAACTGTAAATGTATCTCCAGCTGTAATTGTTAAGCTAGAACCACTGTCTGCTGCTGCAGTAAATGATTGAGCTATAACTGTAAAATCTACTTTTGCATTAGTGTCATCATAGGTAACTGTAATGCCAGATTGAGCACCTGCTGAAACTAACGAGCCAAAAGCGTCTTGTGATGTTTCTGTGAAGTCAGATACTTGAGTTGCAATAATTGATACTGCTGTATTTCCAGCAGCAGTTAAGCGACCTTGTGCATCTACAGTAAATGTACCAATTGTATTTGCATTACCATATGAACCAGCTGTAACGGCTGTGCTATCAAGATTTAAAGTAATTGTATCTGTTGTTGCAGCGGATGTTAAACCAGTTCCACCTGAAATTGTAAATGTATCACCAGCTGTAATTGTTTGACTGCTGCCTCCATCGGCTGCGGCTGTAAATGATTGTGCTGCGACTGTAAAGTTAACTTTTGCGTTAGTATCGTCATAAGTTACTGTAATACCAGACTTATCACCATTAGTGATCATTGTCCCTACAGCATCTTGTGCCTCTTCGGTAAATGATTGAACTTGAGCAGCGTTGATTGATATTGCACTATTGCCTGCTGCAGTGAGACGACCCTGAGCGTCTACAGTAAATGTAGCTACTGTATTTGCGTTTCCGTAAGATCCAGCTGTTACAGCTGTTGCATCAAGATTAATTGTTATTGTATCTGTTGCACTAGCTACCGATGAAAGACCTGTTCCACCAGAAATAGTAAGTGTATCACTCAAGCTAACTGTCTGGCTTGTACCACTATCGCCAGCAACTGTAATTGAACCACTTACTCCAGATATTGCTTGATCAACATAAAGTTTTGTAGCTGCATGAGCATTTGCTGATGGAGTAGGAACAATTGTTACGCCAGAAAATGTTTTATTTCCAGTAATTGTCTGCTCAGTAGATTTTGTTACGTACGCGCCTGAACCTGCGATTGCTTCAATGCTTGTTGCGCTTCCGCCAACTCCACCAGTACCTTTACCGTAGTAGAGAGTATTATCGGCTTCGTTAAAAGCTAATTCTGCGTTTTCAAGCGTACTTGGTGCACCTGCTGCGCCTGCAGAAGACCTTCTTTTAATTCTTAAGGTATTTGCCATTTTAGAAATTTCCTCCGTCTACTAAACTTTGCTCATTATAATTTACCCATTGTGTGCCGTTGTAGCGAAGTACTTGGCCTGTGGTTACAGAACTAATAGTAACATCTGTTAGTCCATTTAATACCGATTGAGTAGAAACATTTGATTCTACCGCAGCAATTCTATCTTTAACTGTTAAATGCGATCCAGCTGGATTTAGTCCAATTACTGTTTGTATTGCTTCAACTGCATCATTTAAATCAGTGTGCTGCTGATGGTGTGGAACTGATACAGAATTTAAAAGATCAGTTGCCGTTGGATTTTGAAAAGTATCTAAAGATGCTGGATAATTTATCGCCATATTTTTACCTATAATGAAAGAATTTTTGTACTTAAGTCACTCCAGACTATAGTAACTGGAATTAAAGAATTAGTGCCATTAAATGGTAATCCGTCTGAAGTATCTATGTAAGATATCAATCTTGAATTTGAATCACTAGTCCCAACTTGATACATGACTATAGCTTGAAAAGATGCCCCACTATAATCTTGCAATAATACGTTATCTGCGTCCACGGTTCCAAGCGTATTGGTTACAGAGGATAGATTTGCACTTCTTGCCTTTATTGCTGAATTAGATATGTTTGAAACAAATTCATCAGAATTTTGATTTACAGTATAAACACTTGTATCTACAAATAGAAGTTTAAAATTATTACTACTAAAATTTACATTTCCATTTAGTATTGCCTGTTTTGCTTTTCCGTAAACAAAATTTGCCATAATTAAATTCCTATATCTTTAGAAATTTTAATTCTATACTTATATCCTTGTTCAAAATAATCTTTATTAGAAGTGAAGTAAGAAGGCGTTGCATCAAGCGACGGAAAGTCAACGTAGACTTCTGGACGCCATGAGTGGCTACTCACGTTTGTAGTTATATTTTCCCATCTTGATGGAGCTTTTTGTATTAGTTTTCTTTGACATAAGAAATATCTATTGTTTAAAAAGTTTGAAGCTGGAACTTCATTAAAAGATATTGTTACTCTTCCGTAATTATAATCATTAGAAAGATAAAAATCTCCATCAACAGGATCAACATTATCTACATAAAATAATGGATTCTTTGCAATGATATTGTAACTAATATCAGCTTCTGTCTTAATTGATTTGTCTTCAATTAATACGGGAACAATACCCGGATCTACATATTCTACTTCAGATGGAGTGGCTGCAGATACGTATGTAAAAGTTATTTTTTCTGTTGGTATTATTGATCCAGCTGAATCAACTATGTTTTCAACAAGAATATAATAATTTGCGCCATCAACTAGAGTAGCCTTCCAATAAAGGCTCATAACTCTAGAAATCTGATTATAATCTTTGATTGTATTTATTATTTCAAAAGGTGCTGTTACTTGCGTTGGCGTAGCAGCATCTCTATATACTTTAAAATTTTCATTCTTTAAAGAAGATATCTTTATGGTTCTACCAAACTTTATAGAAACACTATAAAGACCCACTTTTGCTTGATCAACGAGAAATAAAGCCACTAATAATCTCCGACACTAACAGTTAATGATAATAGTAATAAACAAAACGTAAATATGAAAATAGGGGGTGGAGATTTCTCTCACACCCCCCACTCTCTAGGGATTCGTAACTATAGCTTCCCTAAGGCTTATTAGATTGTTGCCTCGTTGGTAACTTGAACTTCGTAGTTACGAGCAAGGTTAACGTTCTTAGCAACTGTGATTCCTTCACCGTCACCGAGCATTACGATGTCATAACGTTCCTTCATCTTCATCTGACGGATGTCACGAGTTGGATCATCAAACTGATCTGTGCTCATTTCATCCTTGACGAGAAGGGTTCCAACTTCATTGCGGTCAATCAAGAACACATCTGACTTAGCAGGTGTTGCTCCCGATTTTGCGGTGAAGCTTACGAATGGTGTAACAATTACGTTCAGACCCATTGGTGCTGTTGAATTGAGCGCACCACTTGGCGAGTCTGGACGGTAGCCCCAGCTTGTATTAACAGCTGCAGCCGAACCACCAGTGTGGAAAATTGCATCCTTCAAGAATACCGACCACATCAATGGGTGGAGGATAAAGTCTGTTGGAATATGATTTTCTGCCATAAGGACTGCTGCCATATCAATAACATCATCCCAGTGGAGTGTGTCATTGAATGCGCCATCAATTCCGCGGCCTGTTGTATCATCATACGAACCACTGTCGTTGTCAAATACAATTGTAGCTGCGTCCTTGAAACGTGACAGAGCAATCTGCTCTTTCAAGCGTGCCATAGCACGACCCGCTGCACGAACATGAAGTCCGACAATGTCCCAGAGTGAGTCAGCAATGACTTCCTCTGTGAAAGAGAGCTTAACGCCCTTCTTCGAAACTTTGCCTTCGATCTGCTTTGCAAATGCGAGTGCCTGCTCTGGGTATTCCTGACCTTCAGGAATTTCAGCTGCTTGAATTGCGTTTACGGCTGGGAACTCCAAGGAGCGTCCCTTTCCTAGGCGCACTGTCGAGAGCAATGGAGTCACGAGTAACTGTGGCTCTGCTGCTTCTCTAAGTGTACGAGAGATGACCTTCGGAAAAAGTGCTGCTGCATCTGGTGATGCAAAAGCCTCTTTGATGGTCACTCTATTGTTTTCATCGATGTGCCCATCCTCGGTTAAAACAGTCTCCCATGCTGGGAGACCCGAGAGGAGCTCTTGGATTGTCTTACTCATCTTAGGATCTTTCCTCCTGCTATTATTTTCTTAAAGTGTGAGATTGACGCGGAATGCACCAATCACATTTGTAACGTCCAAGTTGGAACGTATACCCAATTTGCCCGAGAATGCGCCCGAGCGTGTAAGCTCGTATACAGTCTTCAAAGCACCTGGGTCTGACGGCAATTGCATGTAGGAAAGCAGACCATCATCAAAGTTGGTTGCAAACTTTTCTACTTCCACTACCTTACCAACCTGGAGGTAAGAATAGACTGCTGACGAGTTATAGAAATCGCTAGCAGCTGCCAGTACGGGACGGCCCATATTGTCTGATCTTACGACCGAACCAATTGTGACGTCTGCGTTTATACCAGTAACCATTGGATACTCAACATATCCATGGGTAATGAAACCTGCACCCTGTGATGTGCCCTTATCGAATGGACGATAGAGGTCATACTGTGCAACACCAACAGGAATCGAGCGAGCTGCTACAGTTACTGTGTCAGTTGCACCCGATGAATAAGCTGGAGTTGCACCAGCCAATGGATCCCAGCTTGTAGGCATGTTGTCGCCCCAAGACTGGCTGCTCGATGTTCCGTTTGCAGGAACTACACGTGCATCTCCATTGCTATCAGCAACTACCGAAAGGATTGTTCCCTTAGGAATTACTACTTCGAAACGGTCATCTTCCGAATCGCTGTACCATGTTGGAAGACCTGGGTGTGTCAGCAAGTAGGCTGCTGGGGCAATGCCCTGCGAAACTACGAAACGACCTGCACCTGTTTTGGTTCCAACTTTACGAAATTTTGCTAAACTCATTTTTAGTTATCTCCTTAAAGTATTTTGATTAAAGTTTACGACGGCCCATAAGAGCATCTACAAAGATGTCCTCAATTGGTGCTGTCTCCATTGTTTCTTTTTCTTCATCTTTTCTATCAAGAGTTATGGCGCCTGTCTCATTCTCGCTAGCTTCGATTTCAGAATTAATTTCTGGCAAGATTGCCTTTGCTTTTTTAGCTGCTGGCATGCTTGCAAGATCTCTTAAAGAATCGGCCAAAGAAGAAGCTGTACGCTTAACGTGATCAGCTATTAGTTCTTCTCTAGTTTCGTAGGATTCAATACCAATTGCAATCTTTGAATCTACAACTCTTTCAGCAAGAGTTCTATGTAATGCACTTCTAAGCTTCTGGTTTTCTTCTTCAAGAGCCTGAAGTTTATTGACTGAATCTTCGGCATTTTGCTCAGGAGCAACTTCTTCGCTAGTGAGCTCTGCTTCTGTTCCTTCAGTCTCTTTATTTTCTTCAGAAATTTCAGCCTTAACAGAATCAACAATTGCTTCTTCACTCTGTTCTTCTGTTGCCTCTGGAACTTCTGTAGACTTTTCTTCTGCGTTTGGAACTGCAGAAGCGATTTGCGCTTCAAGTTCGGCTATGCGAGCTTTAGCTTTTGCTAATTCGTCATCCGACTCAACTGCGACTAATTCTTTTTGTTCTTCAACAGATTTTACTTCTTCTGCGTCTGATTCAACGTTTGTTGTCTCAGCTGTTTCATCAGCTGATTTTTCTGTTGGTTCTTCTGCTACTGGAGCTGCTTCTTCTACAGGGGTTACTTCTTCTGTAGAGGCTGCTGCTTCTTCTGCTGGCTCTTCTTTTGATCCACCTGCAGTAATAATTGAAAGGTCTTCGCTAAGCTCTTCAGTTACAGCGAGGATGTCATCAGTTGCAACATCTTTCATTTTAAGATTCTCCTCAGATTTATTTTCAATAGAGTCTTCATTAGATAGTAATGAGACCCTTTCGTTATTGACATTTTCGTTCTCCTGAATTGCAAGGGCTGTCAAAAACGCTCCCTTTAAATGAAGATAAACTGGTTTAGATTCTTTTTTCTTCATATTTTTCAAGATTGATTCATTTTCATTTATTGACACAATATCTTCGTTATCCATGTGGAGAACAAAAGCTGCACTCTTTGCTACCCAGTTATCTGAGTCTGCTACAGGTGCACTGCCATCAGTTGTCTTTGATCCTCTAACGCCAGATCTTTGATCTGCTGGTTGATTAACAAACGAGTATTCTTTAAATGAAATATCCTGCATGTCTACAAAAGCCATCTTGCCCTTATAAACTTTGCCTCTCTTATATCTTGCTACTCTTGGCTTGCCATTGTCATCTTCGGATGCCAAATCATCACCAGATATCGAGCAAACGGCTTTACCGGCTCTACCACCAACTGAACCTGTCATGTATCTCTTGTCTGCAATCTTTTGTGCTGCGACTGGATCAGTAACTGCTATTTGCAAACGAACAAAAGACGAACCGTCTTCTTCTTTGTCCATTCTAGCTGCCATAACTCTACCAATTGGCTCTGAGTTTAAATCATGATTAAGAATGATTGGCTTTGGGTATGGATCGACCCAGGACTGAAGAGCTTTTTCTAGCTCTATTGCAGAATAGTTATTATAATTGGCAGTTAATCCGCTCGTGAATTGCGGCTACTTCAATAATTAAACCTTGTTTTGCGTCAAAAGATTCAGAAAAGTTATAATTTGATTCTGAAAACTTAGGCATTTCGATGGTAAAGTTTTCTACAAATTCAAAAGCCATTTTTTATCCTTTATTACTGATCATCTATATAGTAAATTAACTTTTATAAGATTAAACAATCTTATACAAATATATCATACTTTATTAGACTTCATATGTATTAATATTACCTCTTGGATCTCCAGAAGTCAAATGGTTCTGAAGCAAAAAAGGTGCCATTATATGCGGGGCATATATATAAGATGCTGAATACATTTTAAAGCCTTTTCTGGTTGCATTTCTCGACCAGCCAAGATCTTCGCCTTGCTTATGGAATTCATAATCAACATTATTATAAACATCTTTAGACATCATCTTTGCAGCCATTATTATATCTGACTCAAAATATGTTCCTAAAGGATATTTTTCTTTTCTATATGCCATCTCCAAGTCTGAGTCTTTCCAGCTCATTACACTTGGATACTTATTTGTATCTGGAGTCATAAACATTAACGGGGCTACAGCATCTGCTCCGTCCTTTATATGAGCTATCAATAATTCTATTGTATTAGGATTTTCTAAAAGAATATCTGAATCTAAACTTAGATAATAATCTGGCTGATACTCTCTTACCTTTTTAAGTAAAGAATTTCTTAAAGATACCATGTTATGGTATTTGGACATTGTCCATTGTCTTCCATTGTTTTCGTGCTCAAAATGCTCAATGTCATTTCTTTCATTGATTTCAAACAATGGAAATCTATTATCTATTCTTTTCCAAGCTAAAAGAGAATTAACCGTAGAAAAATCATTTGGAGATGTTTCAAAAATAAATCCAATATCTTTCATATCAATAGATTGATTGATTAGACATCTAATCCACTGAGGTAAAATCCAATCTCTTTTATAAATTGGACAGCCAATTATTAGTTTCATTTTTCTTCAGTTTGTACTTTTTCTTCTTTTGCTTCAGCCTTTTTTGCTGCTGGCTTCTTTTCTTCTTTTACTTCTTCAATCTTTGGTTCTACATTTTCAACTGTAGTTTCTTCAGCGTCTTCTTCTGATTCAAACAATACACCAAATGCTTCCATAAAAGCATCGATGATTTCTGTCAAGATTTGCATTGCAAGTCTTTGCTGATTATTGTCTACTGCCTTTTTAAAACCTTTAATTGCATCTTCTTCAAGCAAGAACTGCTTTGAAATATCAGAGTTAATCATTAAGCTCATTTTCATCCTTTGGAATATCTGATGAATTCTCATCTGTGTATATTACAGTATAGTCTTTTTCCAAAAGATTTTCAACTACTGATAACCAAGAAAGATCATTTCTTTTGATATTAGGAGATGTTCTTGTTCCTTGTTGATTAGTAGGTCTTATTATGTTGCCAGGACCTTTTGTTTTACTTGGAAGATTTCTAGTTCCAGCTGGTTTTTCATTCTGCTTACTAGCCTGTCCTCCCGCGGGCGCAGGAGCGTTTGCAGCTTGCATATCAGCTTGATGAGCAGCAATATCCATCTGCACTCTAGCTTGCACTGAACCAAACAACTTATCTTCATCAGCTTGTGGATCAAGTCCTAATTCTTTTCTAGCTTCATCTAAAGTTATAACTGAATTAGTATACTTTTGCATAACGTGTGTTTCTTTTTTAACTTGAGTATCAACATCAATTTCATTAAACTTAAAGTAACAACGATCTGACAAGCCATCTTCAACTGGATTCTTAATCGGATCAAATCCGCCCTCAAACAATAATTCATTAAAGACATTAACTCTAACTATCTCAGCAAACTGTTTTTGGTATTGCTTAACCTTGTCATAAAGAGCTACGTCTAATCTATCGGTTACTGATCTATTTCCGCCATTCATCATCATTCCAAGATGATGCGGTGCTAGACCAAGGCCTACAGCAACTCTTTCCTTAAAATGCTCAAGATATGGTTGCGCGTTTAATACTTGTCCACCAGATCCAACTATTTCTATATCGTGTCTAAATGGAAGAATTAATCCACCTTCAGTTCTAAGATTTTCAATCTCAGCAGCTGCGCGTGTTATTTCTTCTGGCTCTGCTGGTTGCTCTGCTGTTCCAATCTTATATTTATAAAGTGGGAACAATTCTCTATGAACAAGATTTTGTATATCTTCTTCTAATTGTCTTAACGCAATTACGTCGTCTAAAACGTTTGTCAAAAAAGGCGTACCAAAAGCTCTACCAGCTTTTTTATCAAAGTACATGTGTATTACTCTGTCAGCAGTCCAGACAGGTGTTTTAATAGATGGAGAATAAGTTAGAGGATCTGTTCTTTGCTGATATGATTTTGGTCTGTTAAATCTGTCGCGAAGAATTCTTACTTGTTCAGTTGGGATTAAGTAATAACCAATAATTGGTTGTTCAGCAGAAATAGGCATAAGTTTTTGCGGGAAGTAATCAGATATGTCACCTCTAGCTTTAACTATGAAACAGTTTGCATACTTAAATAATTGATCTGAAACTTCAATGAGAAAATCAAGAAATGGTCTCTTCATCGTCATTTCGAGGAAGTCAATTCTTTGATATAAATAAGCTACTGCTTCTGGATTCTCTCCAACTATAGTCCAGTTTTCTTTCCAGAATAATTCTTTATACTTATTCATTGCCTGACGAATATATGAGTCAGTATCAACCGCTTGAGTAATTCTCTCAAGATCATATGGAGATGGTTCAAATGTAGCTCTAGTGTTATACCAATAAACTGAACCATGATAACCAAGGGCCAAAGAGGCCACTTTCATAACCTTTGATAACGTACCAACGTCTTCTGGGTCTATTGTTTTTGCTACAAAGTTACCATTGTTATACTCATCTATTTGACGGAATGGTAAATAATTTGAAAGTGGCATTTAAAGCTCCTGTATAAATCTAATAAAATAGTACTTATTAGATCATATTTTTATAAGTTAGTTTGCTTGATCTAAGCCAGCTTTATTGAAAGCATTCTTAATAATAAGATCTTTTACTGCTTCCAACCAAAAAACTGTCTCAGCTTCTGCAAAGTCACTTCTGTAGGAAAGGTTCTGTTCGCTGATTTTAATCTCAACTGAGAAATCTTTCTTAACTTCTTCTGTATTTGCGTCGCTCATAATTATCCTTTGTGTCTAAAATAGATATCGTTTTAGTATATCACGAGTTTAGTTTAGACTCAAGTTCTTCTATCTTTGCTGACAGTTCTTGAACTGTTTTAACTAAATGGGGAATAATTTCTTCATAAGAAATCCATTGAAGAGAGTCTTCATCCTCTAAATCATCACTCGACCAAAGTGAATATTCTGAAGCTGGATAACCTGAATCATTTAATGCTTTTTTTACGTCTTGGGCTATTAAACCAAAATGTTTTCTTTTTCCTTCATTGTTTACAGTAACGCTATTTAAAGTATCTTCATGACTAAAATTACTTAAATAATAAGTAACCGGTTCTAATTTTTTTATAAAATTAATCGAAGATTCAATAGGTTTTATTGTATTCTTTATTCTTTCATCGGAAATCGTACCAATTGTTATATATCTTAAATTTCCATAAACTCTAAAAAAACCACTTTGTATTGGAGAGCCTAAGTTAACCATGTTGCAATCCGCAAAATTAATATCCATAGCTAAGTTCCCAGATGAAGATTTTATATAATTGGTTGAACAACCACCACCAGCATCAACATAAAACGATCCATCTGAGTTTTGAAAAGTTCCAGATCCTTCTGCTATGAAGGATGTGCTAGCTCTTATAGTTCCACCTTGAATTAAATCAGCGTCTATAGTGCCTGTTGTTATATAATCTCCACTAATTATTGTGGTTCCGTTATCTAATGAAACTTGTATTTCTCCAGCTGTTATTTTTGTTTCAGCTAAGGCATATGCACTGTCTGCATCTGATTGCGCAGCACTGATTAAAGTAAGAGTGTTGCCACCTGTAATATTTATATTTCCAGTTACTGTAAGAGTAGAACCATCCCATGTTAATTTTTCGCCTAAAGAAAAATTTTCATTTCCATCAACATAAAAAGCTGTATTTGCATCGTTATAAACTCCAATACCATCTGTATTTGTTGTTATAAATAAAGATGCGTCATTACCATTTTCTATAACTGTTTCTCCAGTTAGAGTTAAGCTATTAGCAGTAACATCTCCAGTATTAGTTACCTTAAAAGGAGCTGTAGCAAAGCTTGTACTGTTTGAGCCGCTCCACATGTTTCCATTGGCGTCAACGTGAAATGAAGTTGCATCTGAGGTTCCTGCATCTTCTCCAATATCTAAACTTGATCTAATGCTTGCATCGTTGAAAACAGCTTTGCCATCGCCACTTATTTTCCAACCAGTTCCACCAAATGTAGTATTAGCTGCGGCATAGTTGTTCGATCTTATTACGGAATTTGTTCCGGTTTAAGATTATTGTTTGAGAACCTATTGTTCCAGCTGTAATTTTAGAAGCAGTTAAGCTATTTATATACTGGCTGTTAATCAAAGGTGTTGATTGATCCGTTTGTCTTATTGCTGTCCAAGCTCCTGCGTTGTCGCTTGTATCGATTCCTCTAACTCTACCCCAATAGGTTTTAGTTGTTGTATCAGTGCTGTTGGTTACAGAAACTGTAAAAACATTTGCTGAATTAAAACCTTTTGAAACTGGAGTTCCTGTTCCTGCTCCATTGTCATATAATTCATATTCATAATTAGATATATCTGGGTCTGCGCTATAGTCAAAAGTAAACATCACCTTTTCAAAAGAGGCATAAAGGTTTAAGTTTTGGATGTCGTTTGGAACAGTTGTATCTTTTGGAATATTAACTAATATTGAATTAGAACTTTCTGAAAAAACATTTAAATCAGGATTTTTTGTACGAACACTGATTATGTAATTCTTTCCAGGTTTTAAATTTTCTATTTTCTTTTTTATTATTGCCATTTTATGCTGCTCCTGTTATAACTCTTGCTAGCAGAGTAGAACTAATTTCTTCTTTTTCTAAAGTCAAAGAATTATCTAAACTAAATGTATACTTCTTTATGTTTATCTTTCCATCAGAAGATAGTAAGTTTTTTTCAAAATCAGATACTAATTCAAACACATAAGTTTTATAACTTAAATTTGTTTTTGAGAACACTAAAGATTCTGAAGTTTTTGTTTGGCTATACAAATCTACATAGGTCCAATCTAATTCTACTTTATTATTTACTTCTGTATCTTCGCCATAAGATGTTATTCTTAATTTAAACTTTCCATAATCTGGGCCTTTATCAGAATAGATATATAAATTAGGTCCTGTAAAAGTTCCTATTAATGAAGCTCCTGAGGAAATAGAAACTCCTTCTTTCCAGTTTAGTTCCGTATTAATAAATGATAGTGCATAGTGTGTTGTGCTAGTTAAATTTCTAACATATGAAGAAGGATTAACATCTTCTTCTGAAGACACAAATTCTGCTTCGCTCTCTTGGCAGGCTTGATAATTGGTTGAAACTTTTTTAATTAATTTTAAATTAGGAGTTTTATAATACAAACTATATTGCTTGTTTATATTGATCTCTTTGGGATGATCTTCTGCCGCTTTGAAATATAATAGATTACCAACTATCTGAGTTATAACCGGAACAAATTCAGTTCCTATCACTGATACGTCTTCGTAAACAACTAAATATGAATCTGGTTCAATTGATTCACTTTTTTCAAATACAGCATTTGTTTGAGTTAATGTATAAAAAGTGTCTATGTTTAAATCTGTTATGTCAGCAAACAGCCAATCGTTTTTTGCTATTGATTCTTTTGGTGTTGGAAAAGTTATTTTTTTCTTTAAATTTGGATATGCGTCTTTTCCATCTAAATCAAGATATTTAAACCAAGCCATAATTAAACCTCATATATGGAAACTTCATATTCATAGTTCTTTGAATCAGTATCGCTAACTTCAATAGATAGTATTGCGTCGACCACAGGAATCCCACCATCTATTATATCTTGTTTGATATCTGTAATTTCTATATTAGTTGGCAATGGTGTTCCTGTTAAACCTTCTTCTCTTGGAGTATCATAATCTATATCTGTTGATTTTATTTTAACCGAACCATCTGCTCCGGTGTGACCATGTTTTGATAAAGAAATTCCATCTATTTTTGCGCCATTTTCAACAGTTATGTCTCCTGTGATAATTCCTCCATCTCTCAAAAGATATTGAGGATGATGATTTTCTGTTAAGTTATGTAAACTTCCATGATCTGAAATTAAATCACTTTGATCTTTATAGGTAATATATGATTGCTTATAAATTTGAGAATATTTTTCTTTATCATCTTTGTCAGCTGTTTTTAGGATTATCTTTTTTGGCTGACCCTTATATGAAAGTTGATAAATATAATTTGAATACTTTCTTTTTTCTTCAACTAATTCTATTATTTTTTCTACCTTTGATCTAATGATTTGATTTCTTTGAATTAAATCTGTAAGAACCATACCAAAGTTAGCATTCATCACATTTGTGGCAATAACCAATTCTTCAGTTAAGCTTGGACACTTAGAAGAGAATACTGTTGTGTAATAGTTTAACTCCATTGGTGAAACTATCTTTGTTTTAAAGTTTAAACTTTGTGTAAGATATCTGTCATAAAAAATTGAACAGTTATCTACATAGTCTCTCTTGAGAGCATTTAATAAATTTATTACTTCTTCATTAATTGATTCTAATCTAATCGAAAAAAATGCTTGGAATTCAACGGCTTGTTTTTCAGAGACTTGATCCAGCTCGGTAACAGGAATTTCTCCTGGTGATGTTGTGATCGATTGCATAATGCGTTGCGTGCTTTGTGCTGCGACCTTTGACCATGCGTCGAACTGTATTGCGACTTCTTTCTGTGAGTCATCTTCATACTCCTCTGGGAAATTTATCATTATAAAATTTTTAATATAAAAAGCTTCATTTAACATTGCCTTTAATAAACTTCTAAAGTTTAATAAATAAGAAAAAACACTTTGTGAAGAAACTTGATTAAATTCAGCTATGAGTCTTCTTGCCACTGTGGACATTGATCTTTCTGCAAACATATACTCTTCAAAGCAGACAAAATCTGCTTGAGCTTCATCTACGCTGTTATACTTGCATAATTCCTCCCATAGTTTTGAATGTGATTCTTCTAGGTTTGGTGTTAATGTTGGATTTAAATAAACATTTAATAATAATTTTTCAATTGCTTGAATTGATGTTTCAATATAGTTGTATATTGAAAATGATTGGTTTTTTAAAAAGTTTAAATTAACATTAAAATCTTTATTTAATGCGTAATCTAAATCTATTGGTGCGCCACCTGGATAATTATCTTGAATAATTTCATCTCTAGATTTGTACTCATAAAAAGATACGTCTGTGTTATAATCCGAAAATACATCTTCTTGTTTTATATAATCGTTTTTAGCGTTGTTTATAGACATGACTTACCTAGAACATCTTTCTTTGTGATTTGCTAATAGATGAACTTTTTTTAGTAAATTTTGCTGGAGACAGTTTTCCTGCTCTTCCAGTTATAGCATACTTTGGAGCATCTTCTTCATCTTTTACTGTATTAGCTTTTGGCATGTAAAAGTCATTAGAGAAAGATTCTGTATTCATTGCGTAATTACCTTTAGAAAACTCTCCATAATTTTGAGTTATTGAAAGTAGGGCAAGCATAAGCGCGTCGTGCGCGTGATCCATAGCAGTTCCGCTTGCTTCAAATATTGGTCTACCTATTTGAGTAGTTCTAACTACAACATAAGAAATCAATTGCAAATAAAGTTCTTCATCAGTTTCGGGAAATAGTATTCTTTCTTTTTCTAAGAATTGGCGAAGATTGTCAACCATAAATGGTTTCATTTCTTTTTTTACCAACATCTTAGTGTAAGGATCCCTAACTTCTATAGACTCAGCAAAAGACACGCCTTTAACTTTTTCTTTTAGACCTGATTTTGGATTTTCCATTCCGTATTTATGAAGTAGTTCTACTTGAACTTCACCAAAACCTCTGTCAACATAAATATGTTTTGGTTTAAACATTTCATTTAATTCATATATTCTATCTACAGATCTATCGATTTCTTCTCGGTAAGCAACCCTGCATCTTCCTCTAAATCTATCATCTTCATAATTGTCTGCGCATGCTTCAACTACAACTATGTTTGTGCCTGCCCCGTATTTGTCCCAGTCAACGCCAATAACATGAAATGATCGTGCTGAAAAGATTTGAGGTTCATATGACCAAGAAGGACTTATGAAAGCTTTGTCAACATATTTTCTTGGGTATACACCTTCTGAGTCTTCTCCCCAGTCTGCTTCTATTTCATGTCGATAGCCCATTTCCGTATACTGTTCACGGAATTCATCTTCTTGATCTTTAGAAAAATATGGGTTGCAATAAGAAGGAAACCAAAATTCTTTAAATCTATCTGACCTACACCACTCCCAAAACTTCTCTCTTCTACCAGTTGGAGTAGAAGCTCCTATCATCATCTTGTCTGGTTGGTCTTCAGCTGTCTTCTGGAGCATTGCATACAATGCATCTAGGTCGTCAGTGTGCATGTAGTCCATTTCGTCTAACACAATTACGTGTGCTTCCTGACCACGAGCTACGTCTGATTTTCCACCTGATCTCATTCCTGAAGTAAAGAATCTAATAGTTGAACCATTAGAAAATTCCATCATGAATTGAGGGCTGCTTACTTTTCTTGTTATAGAGTTTGTGACTACTTCATTCTTTCCAGCAATTCTACCAATCTCTTGATATATTAATTCTACCTGAGTTTTCATTGGCGCAATAACTAGACATCTTCCGTCTTTATGGGTATAACTATAATGCAGTAGTGTTATTGCTAGTGTGAAAGTTTTACCTAAACGACGACCAGCTCTTAAAACTTTTCTAAGTGAAGGATCTCTTAATATTAGGATTTGATATACTCTTGGATTAACTTGCAAAAAGTTTTTAGCCCAAACAACTGGATCTTTTGCTACATGCATTTGTCTTTGTTGTTCGCCAGATATTCCAACATCTAATAAATCTCTATCTATTTCAAAAGGTTCATCAATTAATAATGATAATTCTCTATTGCTTAATAACCTTTTGGTAACTGGAGTTCCATCTGCCCAATTTATATGTTGAAGTTTGTTTTCAAAAACCCATTCAATTCTATTGACTTGTTTAAACAATTCTATATCTTGATCTTTTATTAATTCTAAAAGATCTTCTCTAGATAGTCTTTCTAGCCTTTTTCTAAACTCTTTTGTTTTATGATCCATGATTACCCAAAATGCGCAGCCATCATAGCTGCTTCACTGCCCAATGCACTTCTTGCATTTAATCTAGAATTTTGTATAGCCATAACACCTCTAGACCTTGATGTGGCTGCGGCTTCTGTATCTCTGTAGCCCATTCCAAATAAAGGTTTATTAATTGATCCTTGCAAAGACTTCTCTGCGTCTCTAGCTAAGTTTACTCCACTTTTAATTACTTCGCCACCCATTTTACCAAGATCATAAATTAAAGAAGCTGTAGCTAACATATTTATTCCAGGGAGTGACATCGCAAAGCCTCTAGCTCCAAGGGCCATTGCACCACCCTTAGTGCCTAGTGCTGCAGCTACGCCTTTAAATCCTAGTTCTTTAAATACTCCTGTTTTAAGAGCTTTCTCTGCGGCTACTTTTGCAGCTGTTGATCCTGCTGCTTCTCCTACGTATTTTGTTTTAGCCAAAGCTGAAGTTAAATGAGAAACTGCTTTTTGAGCACCTGTTGCTGCTTCTCCACTTAATCCAGCTACATCAAAAAATCCTTGTGCTCCTCTAAAATAACCAGCCATGCAGAAGCTAGTAAGTTTCCCCTTACTCCAACTTCACCTACTCCTTTACCTGTTACTGCTTTTCCTAATCCTTCTTCTATTGGAGTTGGAGAAATAGCAATTCTTTCTCTTGCCATTCTTAGTCTTTCGGATGCTGGCAATGAACCCACTCCACCAGGAAGCGGAGCACCAGTGGCACTAGTAGGGCCTAATGTACGCGCTAGTGCAATTGGTGTTGTTCCACCTTTTGCTAATAATAAAGGATTATTCATACTAGCTATTCTACTAATTCCTTTAGTTGAACCCTCTAGTTTAGCTAGTGCACCAGCACTTCCAGCGTAAGCTCTTCTTTCTAAAAGGTCCATTCTTCTTCCAGCAGTAACTGATGCAAGTAAACCGGGTCCTAAAATATTTTCCCCTTCAGCTGCTCCTACGTCATTTGCTAATTTTCCTCATGGACCAAACCTTTTCTTGCCAAAAGCTCTTGAGCCTTGTGCATAGGTGTATGTTGATTCACCTCCGCTGAATACGCTTATGCTAGAATTTCTTCTTAAAGCTCTAGGTCTTAATGTTAATGTATTAGCTCTAGCTCCAAAAAATAATGGTTGCTTTCCTCCTGCAGCTGCTAGTCT